GTAAGATGCCCAGTGTGAACTGGGTCCGGGTATTTCCCGGGTAAGCTATCCCTTATGTCTGGGTATTAGACAACAATGATATCCCCTAAATTAATAGAGGATAATTTCCTTATATTAATTGAGGATACATTGCTAATTGTCTAATACTGTCTTCGAACTTCTCTACGATACTCATTGAGTGGATATATAATAGTTCTGTTTTCTTGTTAAAGTAAACAGACCTATCTGTTGTAGGAATTCTGAGATTCTTTAGTAAAGGATCCCAGTTTCCTCCACGGATAGTGTCTATTATATATGCCTCTCGTTGAGCTCGTAGATAGTCCTCTGAGATCAGTCCCCATACATGTGTATGAGGAAGGGACTCAGGAAGACAGATAGAATCTTCGAATCCTATGACATCCATAAGTGACGTTAAGAACATAGTGATAGATTCGGCAACTTGGCCTAATCCGTCAGTATATTTCTTATCATCAGTTATGGATTCAGATGAATCCACGAAGCTCAGCATAATCGAGTTGACAAGGACATTAAATGTCTTTTCTTCGTCGAGTTTGCTGGCTACGACAGTTGAAATCTTTTCCACAAAAGGAATTAATTCCAGTGCCGAAGCTTTCTTCTGTAGGATGGACATTATTGTCCATGCTTTCTTCATATGAGAGACCCATCGCCGTCTAATACGGCGAGGGATACCTCTAAAAGAGAGCATATCATCCAAGGATTCTATACATTCAGAAGCTGAAAACCACCCTTTACTCACTGCGTTGTCTAAGACCTGAATTTGGCCGGTTAACCGGTTACGTTCAGACCAAAGACCGCTCAGCGGAAAAGGGCTTATGTCTTCTCCACACCAATGATATCGCTTAGCGAATTCAAAGAAATGCGGAGAGACATGAGTTTTCTCTTTAGACCAGTGAATTCCAAGCGTTCTAATTAGACGACAATACTCTAATGCTACTAGGCGATTTCCTATTACTAGGTCATCACCTAACATAGCATAAGGTAATGTTTTCCAATTAATACGTTTGTTTTTACAAGCCTTCCATACCACAAAATGGTGTGCAAGAGTTGTAGAATTCCAGGAACTATAAGCACCCATAGGATTTCCTACTGAGTAATTTATTGTTTCATTATTCGGTAAAAGAAATTCTTGGGTCATTATTCTCATCCAGGCATCGGCCCTTTCAGGTCCGATTCTTGAAGAGAGTAAATCTCTGTTAACACGGATTGGAAATCTATCAGTAAAG